CATCTAAATTTACTGCCGCTTAGAATAAACAAGAGCGTAAGGATTTTGTTGGTTCAGTTGGAGAGATTGTTGCTTATTGTGAAAAGAATGGCGGAGCGATTCCTCGTTATAAGACTGATACTGATTATGATACAGTAGATACGATTATTAAAGATATGCAAGATTATAATCGTTCTTTAATTTATCAAGATACTGCTTTGGCGCGGCAAATAGAAGACTATATTAAGCGGTAGAGGCTATTACAAGAAAGCAAAGAAGAAAAGAAGAAAAACAAAGAGCGACCTGTGGAATTAACTGGTGGTTATACTTGGCAAGAAATAGAAAAAGAGCGTAAGAAAAAAGCCTTGATTGATTCTCTTGAAGTTTTTATTGTAAACAGGGGAATTACAAGAAAATGAGTTTAGATACAATAATTAAATCACGTTCTAATTTTTTGCAAGATGCCGCATAGGAAATAACAAAAGAAAGAATAGATGCTTAGTTTAATAATATACGGAATTTGATTGCTTTCTTTAGAGAGTATCCTGATATTTTTATTGATTTTATTAAAGGGCCAGACTGCGTTTTCCATTTTTATTATTATCAACGAATATTTTTACGTGTCGCAATGCGGTATAAATATGTTTATTTTACAGCGCCGCGTGCCTTCAGTAAATCTTTTTTGTCGATGATGGTTTTAATACTAAGAGCAATTTTGTATCCAAACTCTTAGTTATTTGTTACTACGGGCGGTAAAGAACAAGCCGCTTCTATTACTGTTTCAAAAATAAGTGAGATATGTTCAATCATTCCTGCTTTACATGATGAAATAAAGTGGGATCGCGGCGAATCTAAAGCTAATACTAAGGATGCCATATTCTATTTTAAATCAGGTTCTACTATTGATATTCTTGCGGCGAAAGAGTCTAGCCGTGGACAGCGCCGTACCGCGGGTCTCATAGAAGAAGCCATCCTCGTTGATAAGACAACCTTAAATGAAATCATAGTTCCTACAACAAACGTTGATCGCTTACTTCCAGATGGCACGCGTCATCCCGAAGAAGTCGTGAATAAGTCACAAATATGGGTGACTACAGCAGGATGGAAAGATTCATTTGCTTTTGAGAAGCTCGAAGAATTTTTAATTCAGTCTTTAATAGATCCAAATAATTATATGACCCTCGGTGCATCATATAAGACGCCCGTTAAAGAAGGCTTATTGTCAGAGTCGTTTGTTGACTAGCTTCGGATGAGCGATACCTATAATGAAGATTCATTTGATCGTGAATATCGAGGAATCTGGAGTGGCGGCGCAGAAAATGCATTCTATTCCGCGGATAAGTTTGATTTACATAGAACACTTGCAACGCCTGAATATGATGCACAATTAAGCCGTGCGAGCAAAGATGCTTATTATATTCTTGGTGTTGATGTTGGCCGTATTAATTGTACAACAGAAGTATGCGTGTTTAAAGTATTTCCACAATTAAACGGTCAAGCTATTAAACACCTTGTTAATATTTATACATATGATGCAGAACACTTTGAAGATCAAGCTATACATTTAAAGAACTTATTTATTCGGTATCGTGCTCGTGGCATGGTAGTAGACGCGAACGGATTAGGAGCGGGATTGGTGGACTTTATGGTGAAAGGTTAGACTGATCCTAATTCAGGCGAATATCTTCCGCCATTTGGAGTAATAAATGATGAAGACGGCTTATATAAGAAATATCGCACATCTGATACTATATTAGATGCAATGTACCTTATGAAAGCTAACGCTCCATTAAATACAGAGATGTATTCATATGCACAAGTACAAATGACAAGTGGAAAGCTAAAGTTCTTAATTGATGAACAAGAGGCTAAGACTAAATTAATGTCTACCCGCACTGGATAGTAGATGACTCCAGAAAAGCGTAATCTGTATTTAAAACCATTCGTGTAGACTTCGATTCTGAGAGAGCAACTTCTTAATTTGACAGAAGATACTCAAGGTATAAATATCATCCTTAAACAGTCAAATCGCGCAGTAAAGAAAGATAAATTTTCAGCTTTTATTTATGGCCTGTATTTAATTAAACAAGAAGAAGAACGTAAGCGGCATCATCATAAATTTAATGTAAGTGATTTTATGTTCTTTACTTAATGGGTCGATTATATTTAGTATTAGAAGGAACTTTTTAATAAAATTATGAGAGATTCAAAAGGTGAAATAAAAATATATGAAATTCTTTAGAAAGCTGGAATGGCTTTTTAGGAAGAATATTCATTTCCTGATTTAAAGAGTAATACTGGTACGCCTTTACGCTTTGACTTTTGCGTGTTTGATGACTGTGGCGAGATAGATTTTTTAATTGAGTATCAAGGCATTTAGCATTATGAAGCAAAGAGTGTCTTTGGTGGGGTAGCAGGATTACGAAAATAGCAGTATCACGATATGCAAAAGCGCGTGTATTGTAAAAAACACAATATTCCACTTGTTATAATTCCATATTGGGATTATGACAGAATTAATTATGATTATATTATGGTTGCTGCGGGATACTAATTAATGAGGTGCTAAAATTGATAAATAGAATAACGCATACAACAAAAGCACCAGAAAATAAAATTATAGATTTTTCTAAAGTAAGAGTTGGTGTAAAAAATCTTGAAGATGCCACTTTAGAATTAGGTGATTTCCGTAAGGTAAATCCGCGTTTTGGTAATAAGGAAACTGTATTAGAAGCATTAAATCGTGGTGATGCAGGTGCTTTATAGCAAATTTCTAATTTCTTTTATAAAACGAGTGGCATTTATAATCGTTTATGTCGTTATATGGCATATATGTATAAATATGACTGGTTAGTTACACCATATCTTAATTCATCTTCTTTAAAATCTGAAAAAGTTCTTGATGGCTTTAATAAAGTCCTTCTCTATTTAGATAATTTTGGTGCTAAAAAGTATTTTGGAGAAGTTGCTTTAAAAGTTATTAAAAATGGTTGCTATTATGGTTATATCATTGAATTAGATGATCGAGTAACAGTTCAAGAATTACCTGCTCACTATTGTCGTTCACGTTTTTCATGCGGCGACGGACGTCCGGCTGTTGAATTTAACATGAAATTTTTCGATGATTAGTTTTCAGATACAGAATACCGTAATCGAATTTTAGATTTATTTCCAAAAGAATTTAAGAAAGGTTATATCCTTTACAGGCAAGGTAAGTTACCTGGAGACTTTAGCGGAGATACTCGTGGTTGGTATTTACTTGATCCTGAATATGCTATTAAATTTAATATTAACGGAGACGACTTCCCTGCATTTGCTGCAGTGATTCCTGCAATAATTGACTTGGATGAGGCACAAGACCTTGACCGGAAAAAGATGCAGCAGAATTTAATGAAAATTATTATTCAAAAGTTGCCTTTAGATAAAAATAATGAATTAATTTTTGACCCCGATGAAGCGCAAGAAATGCATAATAATGCAGTTCGTATGTTAAGCCGCGCCATTGGCGTGGATGTTTTAACAACGTTCGCTGATGTTGATGTCGCAGATATGTCTGATACAGTTTCAAGTACATCTGCAGATCAACTTGAAAAAATTGAACGTGCTGTTTATAACGAGGCCGGCGTTTCATAGATGCAATTTAATACAGATGGTAATTTAGCTTTGCAGTATTCTGAATTAAATGATGAAGCAACGTTGAGAAATTTGATTCAATAGTTTGAAGTCTTTTTACAACTTTTATTGCGGCGTTTTAATACTAATTCTAAAAAAATTTATTATAAAGTAGAAATTCTTGAAACAACTATTTATAATTATTAGAATTTAGCTAAATTATATAAAGAACAAGCACAGCTTGGTTATTCAAAAATGAAACCGCCTGTCGCCCTTGGACAATCTTAGAGTTCTGTTCTTGCAACGGCATATTTTGAAAATGACGTTCTTAATTTATCGTCTGTTTTTGTGCCATTAATGCAATCAAGTACAATGAATGCAGAAGTGTTACAAAATAAAACAAATAACAATAATTCGAGTATTGTTAAAACAGATGAAGATGCAGCAAAAGGCGGCAGACCAGAAAAGGATGACTCAGAGAAATCTGATAAAACTATATAGAATAAAGAGAGTCAAAGTTAAAGGAGATAAAAGATAAAAAATGTATCAAAGTATTGCTACTATTGATTCTCCTGAATTTATTTAGTTAGAACCACTTGATATCAATCCATTGATGTCAAAGTGTCAAATTAAAGTTTTATATTTAGGTGAGAATCGAAATCATACTGTAATTTCAAAAGAAGTTGCAATAGAAATGGCTAAAACATTGCGCGGCGCCCCGATCGTCGGTGCATGGAGCGACAGTAAAAATGATATGACAGATCATGGTGAGCGTATTACTATTGATGAAGATGGTATTCATTTTAATTGTGCGACACAAGCGTATGGATTTGTTGCTCCTGATGCCGAAGTATGGTTTCAAAAATTTGAAGATGACGATCCTCTTTCTCCAACTGGAAAAACTGTACATGAATACCTTATGACAACGGGATATCTATGGGCGGAATAGTTTAAGAAAGAGTTGGAAAAAACGATAAATGAAGGAAGCGGCCAATCAATGGAGCTGCAAGAAGAAACGCTCCAAGGTCGTTGGGTCGAAAAACTTTCAAATAATGTCGAGTTTTTCATTATAGATGATGCAGTCTTTTCTAAACTTTGTTTATTAGGAGACGCTGTTGAACCTTGTTTCGAGGGAGCGTCTGTTACTTCCTTTAGTTTAAAGGATGGAAATTTACAAAATACTTTATATAGTATGATAAAAGACTTGCAAAAAGTTTATTCATACAAGGAGGATGCTCCCGTGACTGAAGATACAAATACAGTAGTTGAGCCTATTGAACCAGTTGTGGGTAATGAACCTTCAGAGCTTGAAACTAATTTTGAAAATAATACAGTCAATGAGCCGGAAAACACAGAACTGAATGAGCCTATTGAGCCAGAAACTCCTGCAGAGCCTGTTGCTCCTGTGATAGAACCGGTTGATGAATATTCTGAGTTAAAGAATAAATTTGATAATTTAACGAATGAATACAATTTATTATTTACAAATTATAATGCTCTTGAAACTGAGGTTACTCAACTTCGTGAGTTCAAAGCGCAAATTGAAGACGCGCAAAAAGATGAAATGATTAAGAGCTTCTATATGTTATCTGATGAAGATAAGAAAGAAGTTATCGAGAATAAAGCTAAATATTCTCTTGGTGAGATTGAAGCTCGTTTAGCTATTATTTGCGTGCATAAAAAAGTTAATTTTTCAAAAAATGACAATGTAACAGAGCCTGTAAAGCCTGTTACTACATATAATTTAAATCAAAGTGAGGACACTGTTCCCGCATGGCTTGATGTTCTGCGTAGTGTCCGCAACAAGAATTCTCGATTGGAGGACTTTCTAATATGGAAAGAATTGGATATGGACAAGTAGAGCCTAATCACTTGTCTGCGCAGAAGACTGGTCAAATTTTTCTCCAGCTTCCCTGTGATAGTTCAATCACGATCCTTGAGAATGGTCAGTTTGTTAAGTATGACTATGCTTCCCAAAAGGTTAATTTAACTGGTAAGGGTGAGTGGATGCTCGTCATGAACGAGTTCAAGGGTTATGATAAGGATTACCGCGAACATTATAAGGACTATGCTATGAAGGCCGAGGACTTTGTTGATGGTATTATGACTCCTCGTGTGCTAAAGACTAATGTTGGCGATATTTATACCACTAACTGTCTCGTTGCGGCAAACACCAGTAATACTGCTGAGGTCGATATGGGCGAAATCGCTGTAGGCGATATTCTGCAGCCCGATGCCACTGGTTTCCTTCAGGTTGTTGCG